ACGGCCAAGATACCGAGAAACCAACTAGCAAATCCCAAAATGGATTTCAAGTTAAATTTCTTTTTCTCTTTCTTGGCTGGCGGCTCCGGTGCGGCGGGCTGCGGTTCCGACTCTTTGACGGGCCGGGGAACATTGATCGTTTTATTGGCATCGCCGGCTTTTATGTTTACTGCCAGCAAATCGATGCCGTCCAGTTCTTTGACGCCACCCCAACCCTTGATTGTAGATTGTAATCTGACAATTTAAACATATTGTCTTCAAATTCAATAAATTTGAATTCTTCATACATCCATCAATATGGTATACAGTCAATTGTTCTGTATACTCCGACTTAAAGCCACATTTTTCACAATGTGGCTTTTTTTTGTACCCAGATAATGCCCATGTAGATTTTGCAGGCTTTATTTTCTTATTATTTCTCGTACAATAGTCACATCTACTTCTGAAATGGTAAATTTCATTTTTCATGTAGTTTATTGAGGCTGGGCGTTGTAAACAACTTTGACATATTGGTCTAATATTCATATAGATATTTATCCATACCTTTGCAAAGGTGACCGCACCCCATCAAAAACCAAAATACGAATAAATAGTTTTATATACTTACATAAAAGGAATAAAACTATGACATCTTTAATATCACCTGGAGTTTCGGTAACAGTAACTGACCAAACCCAATCTGCATCAACCACAGTAGGTACCATCCCATTTATTTTGGTAGCAACTGCTACCAACAAAAAAAATGCGGCTGGTACGTTGGCTGCGTATACAACACAGTCGACATCTGGCCAAGCATTTGTGGTTTCTAGTCAACGTGAATTGGTACAATATTATGGTACGCCCACTTTCCAAGTAGACGCATCAGGTAACCCATTAAATGCGGACGAACGAAACGAATACGGTTTAATGGCCGCATATAGTGCACTTGGTGTTGGTAGCCAAGTGGTTATCCAACGTGCAGATGTTGACTTGGCTGAATTAGTTGGCACGAGTATACGCCCAACTAGTACTCCATCAAATGGCTCAACTTGGCTTGATTTGAATAATACTGATTATGGAATGTACGTATGGTCGAATGAGACTGGGTTTGCGTCTATATCTCCATATCCTATTTCTTCGGTAACTCAGTTAAATGGAGCTGCACCATCGAATTCTATTGGTGCCATTGGCGACTATGCAGTTGTCACATATAGCACTAGCAATCCAATTTACCTGAAACGATACGACAATACATGGGCAGCGGTTGGTAGTGATAATTGGATGCAATCAAATCCAGCTACTACGGGCTATATTGTCAACGCATCAAACTTGGCTATTGGGCAGCATTTCACCATCAATAGTTCTAACGTAACTATGACAGGTACTACTATTACCCAAGCAGCAATAGATATTACTGCTGCTGCTATACAAGGTGTTGTTGCCACTGTTAGTCCACTTGGACAACTTGAAATTCGGATAAATTCATTGTCTGCTGCTTCTGGTAATATACGTATACCAACTGGTACCGTTACTATTGCCGTTGGTACTGGGGCGGATGCAGCTAGAAATCTTGGGCTTATTAGCCCACTTGTATCTACCGCAACATTTGCTGCTCCTGCGGTAGATTATGAATCATATATCAATACGCCTGCATGGCGATCCACCGATGCCACCCCAAAACCAGATGGCAGTATTTGGTTAAAGACTACTGCAATTGGCAATGGTGCTAATTGGGGTATCAAACAGTATAACTCAACATTAAATACATGGCAACTACAAGCAGCCCCATTATACAATAGTGATAGTGATGCAATCGCGGCACTTGATTCAGTTGGCGGTGGTAGTCAATTGGCAGTTGGTACTATATATGTTAAATATGACACATTGAATATCAATGAGACTTCAAAACCGCAATTGACATTTATGCCATTTATCAAGGAAATTGCTGGTACATTGACCATATCTGGTAAAATTCCTACCGTTCCATTAGTGTTCACTAATAATGATGCATTTAGAATAACTGTATCTGTACCCGGTGGTGGGAATGATTCTGATGTATCTGCTACTGCGACTATTCAAGGTACAACTGCTACTGCATTTGTCCAAGCGGTGCAAGCGACACGTTTGCCTAATTTATCTGCGATGATTACTGCTACTGGTGCGATAACAATTGGACATTTGGCTGGTGGTACTATTAGATTTGACTATGTGACTGGAACTCCGTTGGTTACTGCTGGCATAACTGCTGGAACACAAGCATCTTGTGCACAAAATGTACAAATGTTAGTGGCAAATGCAACGTACTTGGCGAGTCCATTTGTCCCATTACAATATATCCAATCAACTACTGCTCCATTTTCTAATCCAGCAGATGGTACATTGTGGTATTACAGCAATCCAACCGATGTTGATATCATGATAAATGATGGTACAGGCTGGAAAGGCTACCAAAATGTAATCAATGATGCGCGTGGATTCAACTTATCTGCAACTGACCCTATGGGAGTTATTTTCTCTGATGGTTCTGCCCCAGTGACACAATCTGACAATACCCCATTAGTTTCTGGTGATTTGTGGATTGACACTGGTGATTTGGCCAATTTCCCTATGTTATATCGATATGATGTATCGACTAAATGGTCATTGATTGATAATACTGATGGCATTAGCTCCAATGGTATAGTCTTTTTGGATGCCAGATGGGCGAACAATGGCACAACTAACCCAATAACAGATGCACCAACGCCTACATCTACGTTGCTGCAAAGTAATTATCTTGACCCAGATGCACCAAATTACCAATTATATCCTCGCGGTGCGTTATTATTCAATACTCGTCGTAGTGGGTTCAATGTTAAACAATTTCAGAGTACAGCTTTTGCTAATGCGAACATTGTGCCAACGGTAATTTCAACATGGATTAGTCATAGTGGCGAAAATGGTAAAACTGGTGTGCCATTTTTTGGCTTCAAGGCACAAAGAAATACAGTAGTAAAAGCTATGAAAGCAGCGGTGGAATCATCTACTGCACTACGTGAAGAACATTTATTGTTCACATTGATGGCAGCTCCTGGTTACCCAGAATTGATTCAAGATTTGGTTACATTAAATGATGACCGTTTACAAACCGCATTTATTATTGGTGATAGTCCGTTAGATTTGGATTCAAGTTCGCAATCATTATCTACTTGGTCTTCTAACCAAAGACTTGCATTGGATAACGGAGAAGATGGATTGGTGTCACATGATGATTATTTGGCAGTATATTATCCAAGTGGATATACCACAGATTTGGCTGGCAACTATATTGTTGTGCCACCAAGTCATATGGCATTGCGCACATATATTAGAAGCGATAATGTCAGTTATCCTTGGTTTGCTCCTGCTGGGGTCAATCGTGGCACAATTGACAATGCTACATCCATTGGGTTTGTTGATAGACATAACAATAATACTTTTACCAGTATTGGGGTTACAAATTCATTGAGAGATATATTGTATGCAAACTCGGTAAACCCTATTACGGTATTGCCAGGTACTGGATTAGTTGTTTATGGCCAAAAAACCCGCGACCCCATTTCACAATCATTAAACCGTGTGAATGTTGCACGTTTGGTATGTTATTTGAGAACTGTGTTAAATCGTGCTGCGTTACCGTTCATATTTGAACCCAATGATACTATTACTCGCAAGCAAGTTACACAAGTGTTCACACAAATTATGAACAGTCTTATAACTACACGAGGCATTACAGATTACTCTGTTGTGTGTGATACCTCAAACAATACAGCAGCCACGATTGAACAAAACGAATTATGGATTGATATCGCAATCGTGCCTATGTATGCAATTGAATTTGTCTACATACCAGTGAGATTGGTCAACCCAGGGTCGCTTTCTTCAAAATAATAGTGGCAGTTAAAGGCGTGTGAAATCGCGCCTTTATTTAAGTTTAATAGTTAAATACATATAAAGGATAACAAAAATGGCAACAGCATCATTACTCAACTTTACGGTACCATTGAGTACCAACCAAAGTGCATCTTCGCAAGGTTTGTTGATGCCAAAATTAAAATTTCGCTTTCGTGCAACATTTATAAATTTTGGTATAAGTCAACCGACCACAGAAATGACAAAACAGGTGAAAGATTTCACAAGACCGCAACTTG